ACAGTCCTGCTTGTGGACTCCGTGTACAACACAGCCAACAACATCGACGCCACCGTCACTGTCGCATCCTTCTGGGGCAAGGATGTGTGGCTGGGCATTGTCGATCCTGGGCTGGGCCTCAACCAGTTCACGTTCGGCAAGACCTTTGCACAGACGTACCCCGACGGTTCTACGCGGCCTGTGGATCGCTGGCGTGAGGAGCCTCGCAAGGCTGACATCGTTCGTGTGTCGTTCAAGTACGATCTGAAGGTCGTGTCTGCGCTTGCTGGTTATCTCATCACCACAGCGTTCGCCCCGACTGCCTTCTAGGAGAGAGGAAGGAGGTAAACTTAATGGCTGGCAAGTACTATGCATGGTCGAACTTCGACATCGAAAGGAACGAGTGGGGCCAGACTGTCAACGTGATCCACGTTGGTGACGAGATCAGTCAGAGCCAACTCAACATCAGCAGTGAGGAGTGGGATGAGCTAGTCGCGTCTGGTGCGGTTCGTGAGGAAGAGTATCCTGACGTGCCCGCTGATATCTCGCCTGCCGAGTATGAGCGCAACCAGGCAGTAATGCAGTCGGCAGTTGAGGAGCTTCAACTGAGTGCAGCAACCGCAGGTAAGACGATGGAAGAGATTGCCGCTGCTGATGCAGAGGCCGCAGAGTCCGCACCTGCTGAGGCTGCACCCGCACCCGCTGCTAAGACATCAACCAAGGCATCCTCGTGAAAAGAACACGGCGGATCATGTTCGGCTATCGGGGGCGTATCCGCAGGATTCACAAGTAACTGAAGCTGAGGACCAATGGCGTACGTAGTTTCCTTCAGGAGCTACGATCTGATGCCACGGTATGATGGCAAGCCGTGGACGACGATCAACATCAACGAGGCTTCCTCGGCTGCTGGCCCCTGGGCGCTGATAGACACAATCACAATCGACCCGGTGTCGGTTGATCCGTCAGATCCAGAGCCCATCTCGTTCACGACGGAGAAGGCTAGTCTCGTCAATGGCTGGTACAAGGTCAACTTTGCGGATGCGACAGGTGAGAACTACGACACCGATCCCATCCACAATATACCGGCCAACGAGATCATGGCCACTCTGGATGATGTCAATGCGCATCTCGATGGTGAGGTAATCGAGGCTACACCAGATAACACTGATCTGATCCAAGTCAGTGTGGCGCGCATGATTCGTGGTTTCTTGTCGGGACTGTTCGACGCAACCACGCTCATGAGTTGGGCAACACCTAGTACCACGCCTGACACCATCCGTGAGATTGCCTCGATGTTGATTGCTGCACGTGTGTATTTCAACGAGGCAGCACGTACGTCGGTCATCATCGACGATCAGAACTTCGCACAGAGGTTGTACGATCAGGCGATGGATATGTTGCAGAAGATCGTTGATGGCGATATCGTCATCATCGATACCGGCGGTGGTCAGGCTCCCAGTCTGAACATGCAAGATGGTGACTTCAATCCCGTGGACGACACAGACAGAGCATTCACGATGGGCATGGTACTCTAGGCGGTATGAGATGGTAATGATCCTGCGTGTCGAGGACTACGGTACTCCAGCAGTTGTCGCTAGGCATATGCAGGAGAGCGGCATGAGTACCGTCAATATGAAGGAAGTGTACTACAGGATCATTCTCGATATCATGCGCCTGGAAGAGGAAATCTGGAAGTCTGGTGGTAGGCGTAGCGGAGGTAGCTGGGCCAAGCTAGCGGAAGCCACTGTCCGCAAGAAGGGTCATGACACGATCCTGATTGATACGGACAAACTCATCAACAGCGTGACGAAGCTGGATGCTCCATACCAGATCCTCCAAGTCGAATCTGATGATTTCACGTTCGGCACGTACAGGCCAGGAGCCACAACGCATGAGTACGGTAGAGGTCATGTACCAATGAGGCCGTTCATGCGGTTCTCTGATTATGACCAGAAGAGATGGGCGAGCTGGATGTTGCAGCACATCACCAAGTCGTTCGAGAAGCCCACTATGTGATGGCTGGCGTAATCTCATCGGTATTCAAGCAGATGGTGTCTGCGTCCCAGATCGAGGATGCAGTCATCTTCACCCTACAGAAGTGGTATTCGACGTACCTAGCAGAACAGGCACGACAACTCTCAATCTCTCCCACTCTCTTGCCAGCACCGCAGAACTACACCAACCGCAACTCGTTTGATGCTGAACAGGGAGAGAAAATTCCCAAGGTCGTTGTCCTCGCGCCGGGTCTGTTGGATACACCAATCCACGACGGCTCAGGGTTCTACAGAGCTATGTGGAGATTGGGTGTGGGAGTGGCCACAGCAGCCAAGGACGAGCAATCATCCAACATGCTGGTCAAGGCATACGGAGCAGCCACCCGTGGAATCGTGCTGAACAAGGCTGCCAAAGAGTCCCGTGCTATGGGCCTCACTGTGATCGAGGTGGCGTGGATCGAGGAAGACTATCCCGACATCCCCATCCCATCTCAGCACATGCTGTACAAGGCAGCTAGTCTGTACTTCTCGTTTGATGTGGACAATGTGGCATCCAGGTATGGTGGGCCAGAATTCCCAGGCACAGGTGCTCCTACCGAGTTTGGCGAGGTCCAGACAGTTGACATTGATCTGCAACTCAAGGGCATAAATGAGGAGGTGTGAACAGGTAGATGGCAGCCAAGGGTAAGTCAGCGACCACGACGCGGTACAGGTTCCTTGGAGATCACGCGACTGAGCTTGAGTTGGGAAGTGGCGTGGTTCTCCAGGTCGGGCCTGGTGATTTCGTGGATCTGGCAGCAGCCGATTATGCTGCAATCGATCCAGAACAGATGGCGTATCTGTTGGATACAAGTGCTGCACAGCCAACAGAGGAAGAAGTGGCAGCGGTAATGTCAGCACCGGCAGCACCAGCAGAGGAGGTGACAACTAATGACAAGTAGACCAGGAGTTGCAGTTGTTCTGCAAGAACTGCCAACTCCAGTAACCCTACCAACCGACACAGGCACGTGGTTCGCCGCTGGTACCACAGACAAGGGACCCACCAACGCAGCCACAATGATTCAATCGCTGGATCAGTTCGTCACGGTCTTTGGTCAGCGTCAGTCCTACAGCGTACTCTACGATGCTGTCGAGACTTACTTCCGTGAGGGTGGCAATCAGGTCTACATCGGCCGTGTGGTCGGGCCTGCTGCTACCACTGGAACCAAGAACCTGTTGGACGCCAGTGCTGGCATCAGCCTCGTAGTCAACGCAAACGGCCCAGGCGCCTGGTCGGCCAACATCAAGGTGGGTGTGGTAGCTGGTATAGCTGCCAATACCTATCAGATCCAGGTGACTGATGCTGCTAACGCAATCCTCGAACAGTCGAGTGACCTGGGTGACCAGGGATCTGCTGTGACGTGGAGCAAGTACAGCAGCTACATCCGCATTGCATTGGGCGCGAGTACGCTCCTGCCCGCAGTTGTCGCGCCTGCCGCACTTAGCGCAGGTAACGATGATCGTGCGGCAATCACGGATGCACAGTGGGCCACCGCTCTCGCGCTGTTCCTGCCTGATCTAGGTCCAGGCCAGGTAAGTGAGCCTGGTCGCACAAGTTCGACGGCATACTCACAGGTAAAGGCTCATGTCGAGACGAGTAATCGTGTGGGTATTCTGGATCTGCCTGATACTCCTACTGTGGCTACTCTACAAAGCGCAGCCGCCGGGATAACCTCAAGGTTTACGGCCTGCTTCGCTCCGTGGGGCATCGTTCCTGGTTTGACCACGGGCACAACTCGGTCGGTTCCGCCATGCGCGTACATCGCTGGCATGTTGGCTCGCAACGATCCTAGTGTCGGTACCAATCAGCCTGCCGCAGGTAACTATGGTGTGGCTCAGTACGTGGTCGATCTGACCCAGCCTGACTGGTCAGACACGCAGCGCACCACGCTCAACAGTTCCAACTGCAACATCATCCGCCGCATGTTGGGTGGCATCCGCAACTACGGTTGGCGCTCCAACGTCAACGCTATCAGTGACGCCAACTGGGTGGACTTCGGCAATGCCAGGTTCTACATGGAACTGAGTGCTGAACTGGATGAGGTTGGTGAGAACTACATCTTCTCACAGATCGACGGTCAGAACGGCGTACTCATCAATTCGTTCCATGATGCATTGACCGGAGTAATGCTCGATCACTACTTCGCTGGTGAGTTGTTCGGGGCTTCTCCCGCTGAGTCTTTCCGTGTGGATACCGGCCCTTCTGTAAACACGCTAGCACGTCTGGCGAACAACGAGCTTCACGCAGTTGTCACGGTGAAGATGGCTCCGTTCGCTGAGTACGTGGAAATCGCTGTTGTCAAGCGGATGGTTACTCAGCCGCTCTAGTAACGAGAGGAGGTTAACGTGCCACTACTGCCTTACAAGCCAACTCGCCAGAACAGCACACGCCAGGATACGTGGGAAATCCGACTGCAAGTGGGCGGCAACAACTTCGGCATCTGGGACAAGAAGTCAGGTGGAGAGCTTGACTCGGACGAGGTTGTGTATTGGCCAGGTGGAATGAACCCCAAGCTCAGCCTTGGCGGACGTGTCAACCCTGGCAACGTCACGATCCAGAAAATCTACGACGGTGTGGACGATCACAAGCGGGTCATCGGATTGCTGAATGCTGTAGGAAAGCAGACAGCAAAGATCACACAGCAACCGATGGACTTCGACGGAAACCGCTATGGACAGAAGATCGTGTGGAGCGGAAAAGTCAAGCGGGTTCTCATTCCCGATACGGACTCCGAGGCTACTGGTGCTGCGATGATCGAGATCGAGATCACAGTAGAAGATAGGCCACACATCGTCGATCCGTAAGCGCACCCTGTTTACCGTCATGAGGAGAGAGCATGACTGATTTCGATGAACCACGTGAGGCGGGGGTTGATGGTGACGACTTCGACCCCACACCCCCTGTGCGGCAGTTATTAACCGAGGGCGGCGGAATCTCGCAATCTTTGTTGGACACCTTTCAAGCGGAACTGGATGATATCGCCTCTACGAAGTCGGTGATGATTCCGGTTAAGGGATACGAGAAGACCGGACTGCAAATCAAGTACGGAATGCCTGAGTCAGGCAAGCAACTGGATGCTATCGCCCGTAAGGTACAGCGAGAGCAGAAGGATGCTTTCTCTCGTAATCTCTATATCGCGATGGACACAATGATTGCTCTCTGTGAGGGAATCTACGTCCAGCCAGAGGACGTACCCGAGCCTGTCATGCTCGATCCACATGACACTGGTGAGCCATGCGAATTCGACAGTACACTTGCCGAACTTATGGGCATGAACGGTGATGGCTCTGCCAGGGTTGTGGTCAAGCGTCTGTTTGGTGACAACGATTTTGCAATCATGGCACACGCGGAGAGACTATCGCGATGGTTGCAAAATACCAAAGCAGACCTTGATCTGGAGTTCTGGCAACTGGGGGAATAGGTACCGAGGTCATCGGGACTGCCGCTCAGCTTGCTGTCCTCGGTATAGATCCCATGCGTTTCCTTACAACAAAAGATCCCACGGAGAGAAACTTGATAGTTGCCGTTGGTAACGAGGCTGCCAAGCTGCGTAAGAATCTCGACCACAGTCTTGCTGTGGATATTGCCAACTGCGTAGGCCAGCTCTTCAAGAAATGAATCGATAACATGCCATTCGGCGCACTCTCAGCCTCGCAACAAGTTCTGGTTAGGCTACACCTGCTGGGCGGGCCAGAATACCGTGCCCAGATAAATCAGGCTGCTTTGGCGACCAGACGACTGGCAATGGCGAATGCTGGCCTTGCTACTGCCATGACAAACACGACGAAGAAATCATTCGCGTTGAATCAGGCGACATTCATGGCGAGGCGCGGTCTGTTCTATCTGACGATGGGAGTTGTTGGTGCCGGTATAGCCATTGCCAAGCTGGGTTTCGACTACGCGAATACAATGCAGCAGGCTAGTGTTGCACTAAACGGATTTCTCAAGAATCAAACGAAGACGAACGCGGAACTAAGAGAGCTATACATCATCGCTGCCAAGACTCCGTTCGAGTTCGGAGACATCGTGCTGGCCACACGGCGTCTGTTCTCTTTCACGGAGGATCTGAAGCTCTCGAATAATCTGATCGAGGCTCTCACCAACGGACTGTCGGCTATGGGTATTTTGACAGGCCAATCTCTCCAGCGTGCATCACTAGCTCTGGCTCATATGTTCGCCATCGGTACTCTGAACGGTCAAGTCCTGCTTCAGTTGAACCGAGACAATGTACAGATGACCAAGGCTCTTCGGTGGTATTATCATGCCACGGGTGAAGAGGTCAAGAAGTCAGTCAGCAAGGGACTGATTACCGCAACCGATGCTGCCAAGGCGTTCATCCTGTACATGAAGAGGCCAGGGTTCGATGACGCAGCATGGAGACAGTCCAACAAGACTCTCTATGGTGCATGGACAACCTTCAAGGATCTAGTGGCGATGGGTTCCGCTGGTGCTCAGGGTGGTATGTTCGAGGCCATCCGTAGTAGGCTTCAGAAGGTCAACGAGGAATTGGTGAAGATGGCGAAGTCTGGTAAAGATGTTGGACTGACAGATATCGCGGAATCGATCAACAGGGTAATCAGTCCGCGATCCAATGCCGTCATCAACTTCTTCATCCTCTTTGAGTACTGGATCAAAGCTACGGCGGGAGCACTGTTCCTGTTTGCTAAGGCCATCTCAACGGCTCTCTGGCCACTCGATAAGCTAACCTCATTGTTCGGGGCGAATAGAGTGGCAGCAAAGGTTTTCGGAATTGCACTTGGTATCCTTACTAGTCTTTTCCTCGTTCAGAGAGCGGCGGTCCTGCTTGCTGAGATAGCTATTGGTGCATACAAGGCTGTGCTTATTGGCACACGAATCGCGCTCAATCTGCTTGCTTTCTCACTTGGCGTCGAGACTAGAGTTAAGGTTCTCAACACTGCGGCTACAGGGGCCGCCACTGCGGCTACTACTGCCAATACTGGAGCTACTGCTACTAATACTGCGGCTCAGGTAACCAACATGCAAATGGCAAGACAGCTTGCTGCCGTTTTGGCGACGAAACTGGTTCTCTCGTTGCGAGCAGCGAAGATAGCGACGTGGGAATTTACGGCTGCTCTTCTTGCTGGTGAGATTGTCGCGCTACCTGTCCTGGGAATCGTGGCTGCGATTGTTCTTCTGACCTACGTGTTGGTAGTCCTGTACTTCAAGTGGAAAGCGTTCCACGATCTCGTGAATAGAACGGCGAGTTTCATGTGGAAGAACTGGGCGTGGGTTGGACCTTTGTTGATGGCTACTGGTCCGATCGGATGGATGGTTGGTGCCGTTGGTCTGATCGTGAAGTACTGGAGTCAGATCGTGGGCTTCATGAAGCAAGTCTACGAACTAGCCGTCAAGATCGTGGACATCATCACGAAACCGTGGCAATCCACTGCAAAGGGAATCTTCGGGTTTGTAAAGAGTGCGGCGGGCATAGCGGGAAAGATTGGGGGTTATGCGCTTCCGCCTGGGGTTCCCGGTTCACATCAGATGGGTGGTATCCATGCGGGTGGATTCGCGTGGGTGGGTGAGCGTGGGCCTGAGCTAGTGCAGATGCCTGGTGGCTCACGGATCACACCCAATGCACAGGTGGAGCCTGTGGATTGGCGGGGCTACGGAGGTGGTGGAGATAACAAACCGATTGTGGTGAATCTCGTGGTTGACAGGAAGGTACTAGCAACCGCAGTGGCGAGAGCGAACCAGGATTATGCCTCTAGACGCTAGCAAGTTCTATCTCATTCGTGCGTCGAATGGGTGGAAAATCTCAGTCAGACGTGGACTCGGTGCTCCGAGGATCATAAGCGGTGGTGCTCGTTGGGACGTGATTGAGCGTCCACGTAGGAAGTCGATGGTCGTGTGGAAGGGTGAAGATCCGTGGAGAATGGCTGTGCCTGTCATCTTTGATGGGTGGATTGATGACAAGAACGTGGAGTACGACATCAGGAGAACTACACAGCTACTCCAATCGCGTGGGGATCGGGTACCTCCATACACGTTCCGAATCGATGGCGCACTTCCGGTATCTGGTGGGGTATGGGTAATGGAGACTATTGACTGGGGTGACAACGTTTACTGGAGGCGTAATCGTGGGTCGGGTGTACGGATGCGTCAAGATGCGACTCTCAACTGTCTTGAGTACGAACCGGAAACCGTGCTGACTATCAACAAGCCACCACCCATGAGTGTTCCGTACAGGGTACGAGCGGGAGATACGCTTCAATCGATTGCGGCTGCAAAGAACATCACGTTGCAGTCTCTCAAAGATTCCACTGGTATCCGTGATGGCAAGAAACTCAAGCCAGGAATTCTCATCATGATTCCGCCACCTATCGGTGGTGTTACTGGTGCAGAATCACCTGGCAGAAATCCTCTCTTCGCGGGAGGTCCGGGGCCGTAATGCCACCTAGCAAAACATTGTCTGCGCGCAAGATGCTTGAGCTTTCCACAGTCTCACCGCGTGCCCTGCAACGTGAGATGATGGGAACAGACATTGACATGGACAGATTTGTTCTGTACATCTCAAGCAAGGTGATGACTGACATCGCTACTCGCATCGTTAGTGGGAGTGTCTCGCGCAATATGCAGGCTTCTACTGAGCTAGCGGTGACCATCAATGATTACGACAGAGCCATACTCCATTCGGATCTGTTGGGTCGCGATCTTGATGTACAGGTGGACGGTTTGTGGTTCAGACTGAAGGGCGTAGAAAAACAGGGAGATGATCTGACGCTCAAGTTCGAGGATCGTGAGATTGCCATTCTCAGAACCTACAACAAGTGGAAGATCGCCAGTAGATCGAAGGTTACACGAGCACAGTTCATTCTCAATCTGATTCGTGAGGTCAAGGAGCTGGATATTCCTGTTGTGATTCCTGAGCTTAGGAAAGTTCAGCCTGTCCAGGCATTCGCCGAAGACACGGTTGGATTGGATACTGCGTTGAATAAGGCCAAGGGAATTCCACTTGAACCACAATCAGAGCCAGTCCAAGATCCGATGCCTCCTGCCTACACACCGATCATAGTGAAGAGGAAGGGTGGCGCAGGATTCATGGTCAGAGGTGGTGGGCCATATCCTGCTAATGACCAGCGTCTTCAGAATGCGAGAATCATCATCGCTACCTGCGAAGATATGCGCAAGAAACAGACCATCCGCAGGAAGGTAATCATCTGTGCTCTCATGACTGCGATTGAGGAGAGTAGCCTTATCAACAATCCTGGCGGTGATGGGACGAGTGCGGGACTCTTCCAGCAGATCGATCAATACTGGGGATCCTATGAAGATCGCACGGATCCTGAGACTGCCACACGCAATTTCATGAAGCACGCGATTGCTGAGGATGAGAAGAATCCCAACCTGTCCTACAACGATCTGTGTCAGGCTGTACAGAGGAGTGGCTATCCATACAGATATGGCCAGTACAGGTGGGAAGCGCAGAGGATTCTGAATGCCTATGGCATCCTCGGCGGTGACGTGGATACTGTCGGTATCGCAGAAGACAACGGTCAACATGCGACGCTTCCTGGTGGTGGCGGTGGTAACGGTGAGTTCTATTTCTGGCGTGGAGACATCTATGACAGAGCAGGACAGAAGTACCGCAAGCCGGAAGATAGCTGGACCTGTATTCAAAGGCTCGCACGGGAAGTGAACTGGTTTGGTTTCTTCGTGAGTGGGACGTTCTACTATCTGAGCCAGGATGACATGCTCATGCAGCAGCCGCAGATGATCCTGACTGAGTTCGCAGATGGCGTCACATCTCTGGATGGTGATGTGGACAGCAACAAGAAGGTGGCGACTCTCTCGCTTGGGGTTCGTGTCGGTAGATGGATGATCCCACCTGGGAATGTCATATCTGTACAGAATATGGGACCGTTCAACGGGAGATGGATTGTCTCAGAATATTCGCGGGATCTATTCAGTCTGGAAGCTGACGTGACTCTCATCAAGTTTGATCCATCGCTTCCTGAGCCTGCTGCCGGTAAACAACCGGAACTCAACACGTCGTGGTTCCCACACGCCGATAAGGGGGGAACAGACGATAAGGGCGTCGCTGGTGATCCATCAACGGGAGGCATTCCCAATCCTATTGGTGCCGCAGCCAGTCAGGTGGGAGTTCTTGATAGTGTAACTCTCGCGAGGCAACTGCTGACTTTTGCTAATACGAAGCAATACACGGATGACAATGGACAGCAGCTTGCTCAGATTCGCAGGGTCTCTGTTGGTGAGAGACTGTCGAGTCAGTGTGGTGGTTCGTATCCTCTTGATGTTAGGGTACTGCAACTGCTGGTCTGGCTGATTAATGCTGGATATACTATTGGCACATACGCGATCTGCTCAGACCACGATTGTACCGTGAACAGATCCAGTAATCCAAGTCGCCATTCTACGGGTCATGCGGTTGACATCAGTTCAGTCAATGGCAATGCGATCAACAGCGATAAGGCAGGTGCGGACACCAGGAATCTGGCTAAGGTCATCAGGAATTCAGTGCCGGATGCTTTCAGACCAATCCAGATGATTAGCGGAGGATACGGTAATCATCGCGATGATTTCTGTCTGAGGATGACCTATGGAGGACCATATGACGGGCCTACTCTCGATGATCACACCAATCACATTCACTGTGGGTATTAGTCATGCCTTATCTTCACGGTGAGACTGAGGGCCAGCAACCGCTCCAGCGCATCTGGGCGGGAGTGGTAGCTACCGATGCTGTAGACAAACAGGATCGTGTGTCTGTCGTCATCCCTAGTCTGGACAGGAAACTCAGATGGGAAGACCTGAGATGGCCTACACGGTCTGACGCCCAGATCGGGCCTCAACGTGGTGACGAGTGTGTTATCATTATCGATGATAACAGCGAGATGTGGATCGCTAACTGGTGGCCTGAGAATCCTGTCGAGCAGGCTACTGGTGGCGGTGGCACAGTCTACACAAGTACGTGGAGATGGACCACAACCACCACTAGCGCAGCCGCTCGCGAGGTTGGTGTCAACGTTGGGACAAGCTGGGCTAACGTTACCAACATCAACATCTCCAAGACCAACGCGGCGGGTACCGATGTAACGAACTATTTGCAGACATTCGAGCCTGGAAACCGCATCTATCTTCAGTCTCAGGTTGACTCGTCCAGATGGGGTCGCTACACTTTCACGGCACCCGGTACTGACATGGGTACTTACTTCAGATACCCAGTCACACCCGTAGATAGTGCCGGTGCTTTCCCAGCTAACAACGCTGATACTCTAGTCTCCGTTAATGTGCCAGCACCAGCAGGTCCACAGGGACCACCAGGACCGACAGGCCCACAAGGTCCACAGGGCGCGCAAGGAGCTACAGGCCCAACAGGCCCACAGGGGCCGGTCGGTGCGACTGGCGCGCCAGGGCAAGGTGTACCCACGGGAGGTACAACTGGCCAAGCGCTGGTCAAGACGAGCGCCACAGATTACGCAACCAACTGGTCAACCATCCAAGGTCTGCCTGCTGATGTGGTGGTTCCATCTGGCACACGCCTCATCACCAACAAGTTCCTGGCTGGTGACACACAGCCCGCCTACAGGCTAGATGCGAATGGCAAGATCGAGTGGGGCGCAGGCGGCACATCAGCCCTCGACACGAACCTGTACCGAACATCTGCTGACTGGCTGAAAACAGATGACAATTTCATCGTGGGCGGACAAGGGATCATCAACAATTCCGCCTACGTCGATTACGCCAACGCCAGTGGTCGGCTATACTGGGGTAGTGCAGGTGACATATACCTCTACCGCTCAGCGGCGAACCAGTTGAAGACGGATGGACGCATGATCGCTGCCGACGCGAACGTCTCTTTCCTAGCCAATCCAGCGGCTACTACGGCGGTTGCCTATATGTCTGCTATCGGCTCCGAAGCCCAACCTCGTTTGAAAATATGGTCGGGCGGATTGTTCGAGTGGGGGCCGGGTGGTTCGGCAGTAGTCGACACGAACCTCTACCGCTCGGCTGCTGGAATTCTCCGCACAGATGGTGCCCTTTACACGGGTGGGTACATGCAGGTCGAGGGTGCCTATTTGAGTATGGGAAACCTGTCCAACTGGGGTCTTCCGGGCAATCCTGCGGGAATCATGTTCGGCACTGCGCTCGACACGAATCTTTATCGTCAGGCTGCTGACACGCTCAGGACAGATGACAGTTTCCAGGCTGCGGGTGCCAACGTCTCTCTGGGATGGCATCCCACTAACGGGAACTGGGGTCTGGTGATCTATTCAGGTGCGCTGCAATGCAACGTCGATCAAGGATTGATGTGTTCATCCATTGGTGGAACTGGATATGCGATTCTCACGGCGAAGAGAGTCGCAGATACGACCAATCGATTTACCATTCTCGATGGTGTCCCAGGTGGGGGCGCTGGCGCGCAAATCCAGTTCGGCCCTGGAGGCTCTGCCGCACTTGACGTGAATCTCTACCGTTTGTCGGCTGACAACCTGAAAACGGATGACACGTTCTGGAATTTGCAGAAT